CAACAACGGGGTTAACGTTGGGTCCGGTCACCAGCATAACCAGGGTCCGGATTCGGATGGCAATACCCAACAAACGACGACGGCGCCAATATGATAAGTCGCGGGTTAACAACAAACAACGACCTGATCCTGAAGAACTCCAGGATTGCTATTGTCGAGGACGGTGCCGAGGTTGTGCAGCATGTTCGGACCCGCCTGTTGTTCTACCTTGGCGAGTGGTTTCTAGACCGCGATGCCGGGGTGCCCTGGTTCCAACAGGTCTTTGTTAAACCGGCAGACATTGCCAACACCGAGTCCCTTATTAAAGCGGTGATCCTTCGTACGCCGGGGATGCTGATCCTAACTTCCTTTAGTCTCGACTTCGACCGTACAACCCGGCGCCTGTCGGTGGAATTTCGTGGGGAAACCATCTACGACACCATCATCGACGAAACAGTGGAGTTATTTATAAATGGCTGAGTACGGGATTACAGACGATGGGTTCGTCCGCAAGCGCTTGGACCTGTTGTTACAGGAAATTAATGACGCCGTCCGGGGCGTGTTTGGGGAGAACATTAACCTTACCCCACAGTCCCCCGACGGGCAAATTAACGGCATAGTCGCCGGGTCCAACGCCGACTTGTGGGAGATTGCCGAGGACGCTTACAACGCATTTAACCCCAGTGCCGCCACCGGGGACACGCTCTCGAGCCTCGTACAGTTGAACGGGATCACCAGGCTGCCCGCGACGTTCAGTAGGGCGACCTTAACCATTACGGGCGCCAACGGGACCAATATCCCAGGCGGCTCCCTGGTAACCACGTCGGACACGGGCGAAACCTTTGCCACGGATGTCGCGGTGGTGATTGCCGGTGGGACGGCGGAAGTAACGGCGACCTGTTTGGTAACAGGACCAGTACAAGCTGTCGCCGGTACCCTCACGAAAATAGACAACCCGATCACGGGATGGCAGACGGTAACTAACGCCGCCGATGCGACTGTGGGTACGGACGAGGAAACCGATGCGGCGTTGCGAGCCCGCCGGGAACTTTCCGTCCAGGCGTCGGCGCAGGCAATACTCGACTCCATCTACGCCGGCATCGCCGAGGTTCCCAACGTAACACAGTTGACCGTCTTGGAAAACGATACCGACGTCGTGGACGTGAACGGGTTGCCGCCCCACTCGTTCCGGGCCATTGTGGTCGGTGGTGATGATGATGACATCGCGGCCGCCATCTGGTCTAAGAAGCCCGCCGGGATCAAATCCGACGGTACGACTGTCGTGGTGGTCCCGGACATACAAGGGTTCCCGCACGACATCGGTTTCTCGCGCCCAACTCTCGTCCCGATCGAAGTGGTGGTGGACATCTCGATCTACGACCCGAACGAGTTTCCCGGTACAGGCGAGCAACAGATCAAAGACGCCATTGTGTCTTATGCCAACGCCAATTTCCTACTAGGCGAGGACGTCATCTACTCCCGGTTGTTTACCCCGATCAACAGCGTACCGGGGCAACAGGTTAACTCGTTGGAAATTGCGGCAATCCCCGGACCCCTTGGCACAGCGAACATTCCCATCGCGGTCGGGGAAATTTCGCAGTTCCTAGACGCCAACATCACGGTGAGCATAACGTAATGGCGGTCCAGCAAATCGACCACGAGGCAGTCGCCCTAGAACGGTTGGTTACCCAGTTTAAAGAGGCGCCTCGTCTTACTGGGTACATACTGGCGTTGCTTTCGGAAGCGAACGAACTCGAGGCGGTGTTCCAAAGCCTGTTGAACGACCGTTGGTTGGCAACTGCCAACGGGGCGCAGTTGGACATTTTGGGGCTGATCCTCGGGCAGCCCCGGACCATTATTGATGCCACCGGGGTGCAGTATTTCGGGTTCGAACCTAATATACAGGCGTACCCCTTCGGTACCCTGGTAGACGGTTCCGGTGGGCGGTTCCGGTACATCGACGAAGAAACCATCGGTAACAGGGTACTCAACGACACCGAGTACAGAGCGTTCCTGCGCTTGGCGGCGAGTAACAACAGTACAAAGGCAA